TCTTCTTGTGTTGTATTCGCCCCTGGTGATGCAGATCCATAATATGATGTTTCTACCCTATCTAAATACTTTTTAACAGGCATATTGATTTCAGGTGCAGTTTCTGCTCCCGATTTAAGATATTTTTTTGCGCCGCCGAAGCCTTGATAATGAATTAATGCTGCAAGTGCAGCATCTGATTTTGATGAGTCTCGTTTTAAAGTTGCAACCTGAGGTTTTATTTCAGTATTAACATAATATTTAAAAAACTTCTCTTGGGCTTGGGGTGAATCTAAAAATTCTTGTTTGGTAGAAACGCCTGTTACTCGTTCAATTTCTTTGCCCCATGTATTCCATAAAAATTGATATTTTCCGGCTGCTGATGAGTTTGGATTCGTTGCTGTATAATCTCCGCCTGAGCTTTCAATATTTGCAAGAGCATCTCCTAGCTTATTTACATCTAAAGAAACTTCATTCAACATGCGAACTTCTTCTTTAATGATTCTGTCTAGATTCATTATATATTCCTATACTTATTCATTTATTATAAATATGTTTACTTCCAAAAGAGCTGTATACAAATAATACCTGCTGCTAATACGAGTGATGTTGCAGTCTTAATATTAATACCTTCTCCTCGAAATAACCACGTAAACAATGTAAAAATGAGAATACCCATACTAAATGAAATGAATCTGCTAGGCCAAAATTCACCATTAAACCCTTCTACTAGATATCGAGTTCCTTCCATAAATAGCCATGTAATAGGAACGCCTAACAACATAAGTGGCCATCGCCAATCTTTTGCCCATTGCCATATCAATTGTCCGTTGATTTGAATCCAAACAACAGCTTGCCCTAAAATAAAGAATAACGCTCCGTACATTATGTTTTTATAATCCATAACATATTATAAAGAAAATATTGGGAAGATCCTATTATTTGTCTTTACTTGCGTGCTTAACACCCATTATGGTACCTATAATACTGAATGAGTTTGTTAATAGAATACCGAATAGGTTTGACCAAGTTGATTCTATGATTTTAGAATCATGTCCTAATAATAACACAAACACATATAATGCAGTTGTAACGAACCCAACACCCATAATAACCCAAAGTGCTACTTTGACAATACTACCCATCAATTCAGTTTGTGTTTTCTTTTGAAGTATAGATAAATCAGCTTCAGCTACTTCTTTGGCTTGTTCCGCGGCTGCTCGTAATGAATCCGATTCTTCATGAGCAAGTTTAGCATCTTCTAATGCACTCTGTAACTTAGTGTTTTGTTCTTTTTCTCGCTTTTCTGCGTTTCTGAAATGTTGTTTACTTGTTATTAAAAGTTCTTCTGCTTTTGATTTTGCTTCGACGGCTTCTTCAACCGCTTTTTCTAATTGTCTATTTACTCTAATATTTTCTTTTTGGGCGGATTCTAATTCAGAATTTTGTTTTTGAACTTGTTTTGTAACTTCTAATCTTTTTCTACGAGAAGTTGAATCTTTTTCTTTACATAACTTTAAATATTCTTCAAACTCTTCATCACCTTCTTCTGGCTCAATGAGTTTTAGAAAGTTACCCTCAACATAAACTCTCTTATGTTTGGCAATTTCTAATAGAATGTCCCTCGTAGATTTTTGTATTTTCATCTTTCTTCATTACTTATACACTTTGAAAGGTGCTGTTCTATTTTTATAACCTTCATAATCAGCTTTAAATTCTTCTAATCGAGGTTCTATATCATCTGATTTAATAATCCAAAATTGAGCTCCAACTGCTCTAGCCTTTTCGATTTCTTGTTCATCCTGAGAAGATGAGATGATTCCGATAACCACTCCATTACCATACTCATAATTTATTTTTCTGATTAGTTCAATACCATCAAAAGAAGAACCAATTATATTTAAATCAACAAATACACACTCTGGTCTTTCATCTACAGGCCCATCTGTAAACCATTTCTTAAAAAGTTTATCTGCTTCATCAGAAGAATCCAATGCTTCTAATGCAAGAGCAATATCTAATAGAGAACACGCATCTTCAAACACAAGATGAAACAAATTCTCATCATCTACTAACATTAACGAATCAATCATATCTTTATTCTCATTTTAGTTCCACTTTCAATTTCAACTGTGTCGGGGTCATCGTCTATTTCTTCAATTGAAAGTTCAAAACCATGCTCTTTTAGTATAGCTTTACAAATATTTAACCCAAGACCCGTTCCTTTCTCTTTTTGACCTTCTTTACGAACATATGGTTTAGATAACTCATCAAATTCACTCTGAGTCATACCTCTACCATTATCTTCGATAACAATGAAGCTCCCTTTATTATAATTACCTTCAAAATATATTTTAACCCATTTTGTTGGTGAATCATTATACTTTAATCCATTTCTAATTAAGTTATCAATTGCAGTACAAAAAAGTGGTTCGTTTATTTCTAATTCTGTAGGTAAATTATCATCTAAAAGAACCTGATTTTTATATGCAGTAAGTGATAAATATTCATCTAAGATTTGTTTAATATTATTTGGTGTTTTCGACATCTGAGCATTTTCTTTTACTAAATTAGTAAATTCATATACTCCACTATATACTTTTTGAGCATGTTTAACACCATCTCCTAACAATTGTAGTGGTGCTCTTAGTTTTTTCTTTTGTTCATCATCCAACCTTCTTTGAAGTGAATTTAATCCTCTTGGAATGTAAGTATTGATACCACTATGCATATCATGTCTAATGATTTTTGCAGCGTGTTCTAAGTAAATTCTTTTTTGTTCAACTTCTGCTTCAGCTTTATGTTGTGATGTAATATCAACAGCTATTTTAAGTACTTTATCATACACTCCGTTAGCATTCTGTAACGGGGTATATGTACCAAATAACCATATTGATTCTCCGTTTTTATTTACACGTTCAAATTCCCCAGAAACAAATTCTCCATTGTGTAATTTTTCCCAGAAAGTTTTATATTCTTTACTTGATTTAAAATCAGTAGTACATAAATCAGGGTGTTTGCTATTTAGTATTTCATCTTCTGAATAACCTATTACATTAAGAAAATTTTGATTAGCTGATAATACAGTAGTGTCCATTCCTAGAGTTACTATTAAATTAGATTTATCAATTGCGTTTAGTTGAGTATTAATTTTAGCTTCTTTAATTTTAGTTTTATTAAGAAACTCTTGTACCACTTTAAGGAATGGTGGCATGAAGAATACAACACAACCCCAACCAAACTTAGCAAGAAATAAGGTTGGTTCACATAACCCAAATACAATACAGGTTTGTACTGCAAAGAAGGTCATCATAATTAGACCTGCAACTATTAGGGAGATTTTGGAATTTATAGATATTCCATCCAGAGCGTTCATTTACAGCTCCGTTTTCTTAAACCCACATTTCTCAAAAAAGTATTTTGAAGGACAGAATCCTGTCCAAAGGCCAATTTGTAACATCAAACAAACAAATATTACAACTTCCCAAGATTGAAGTAGATACCCTACTATCAATACCATTGACATTAGAAAGTAAACCATTCTGGTTGATGTTATATATTGTAGTAATGTTTTCATTTTCTTTCTCCTTTATGTTGGTCAATCTTGTCAAGAATCTTATTAAGTAACTCTGTTTTGATGAAACCACTCATTGAAGCATTTTTAAGAGCTGAGATAAGTTGGAAAACAATAAAAGGCATCAAAATGGTTTCTGATAACCAAGATGTGCCTTTAAATCCTAATTCTACTGAAAGAATGACTGTTAATATTAATACCCAAGCAAATAGTGTTTTTAATACTTTAACTGCTTTGTATGTTTTGAATCCTTCTCTTTTAATTCCAGCAATAAGACCAAAGAATCCATCTAATAGAACAACTGCAACTAATGCAAGATATTGTTCGGTGTTATCTGCGGTTAAATTCATAAAATATGAACCCATAAATGCACACGCCGTACTAATCGACATAATAACCTGTATCCAGGTTGATTTTAATAATTCCATTTTAGAACCCATATTGAATTAATTCTATGAATGCCACTTTTATTCGCATCCACAATCGTTGAGTCCATCGAAGTTCTTTGAACTCTTTTGTTATAAATATATCAGATAATTCTTTCATTATGAAATATCTTTACTTTCAATCAATGTATAAGTAAATGATTTACCCCAAACTTTAGCCGCTTTGTTAGCAACTTCCATTAGCTTATCAAAATTCTTATTATTTGCAATAACTTGACACCCTGCTGACCACTTATCAATTTGTACAGAAGTTCCTGTCGCAGATGCTCTATGGATATTAATCCCATAAATACCTTCGTGAATATTCTCTTCCAAAAAGTCATATACACCATCTTTATCATTATCTCTGTAAACTTTAAGAGGTTTTTGTTGTTTAAGAGCTTCGTACTTACCTTGATGTAATCCAATTGTATGAGAACCTCTATATTGACCTGGCACTAAGATTGCAACACCATCTTT